GTGCGAAACCAATAAAATCAAGGGTTTCATGCGTGCGGTCATGTGTGCGAAATGGCGTGCGGTCATGTGTGCGAACCCTGATCAGAGATGGCATTACTAAATTCAATCCAGCAATCTGTCAGCCATTGAGATTGTGTGTAGTGCTCCGGCTTTCTGTAATCTTTCAATCCAGCCTGAGCTGCAGCATTCAAATCATCATTTGAAGGCAGCACCATGCGCCTTCTGATGGTTTTACCGGTGAAATGTAGGTCGGTGTAAGTGTCTTTATGCCCTTTAAACCATCCAGGCAACTTAGACACATAGCCAATAAATTGCTGACTTTCTCTCGGTCTGGTGACACCTTCAGTGCGACACCAGCGCAGGTAGTAAGCATATAAATCTGACGATGCACACGGACAGAATGGAATTCCTAAATCACCAGATCGCCACTCGCTGACAAATCGCTCGGTGCTCCCCATGCTGACATCGATCAGATCACGTTTAGCATCAGTCATTGGCGGTTTTGAATGCTCGTTGAAATCTCCCAGATCCAGATGCAGCAGATAATGATGCAGCGCTGCTACCCCTCCATTGTCGATTTCAGCACGCACATCACTGTAAAACGAAGGCTCAAGTTTTGATGGCGTCCAGATGACGGCATTGCGCCTATCATCCATTTCAAGCACCAGTGGCTGATGCTCATTTGATAGAAAAACCATGTTGACGTGATTACGCTCATCATGCGCTGCCACATTTTTTGGATTGATTCGGATCCAGTCACCGGTGACCAGGTGCTTAAGTTTATTTTTTATGTGGAATAATTCCTGACGCGCCACCACCTCATCAGCAATTAAAAACAGTTTGCGACTGGCCCAGTCATTAAACTTATCCTCGATGGATGCCTGGTCAATGATTCGGCCATATTCGCCGTAAATGGCCATGACCGACTCGAAAAATAAATTCTTACCGGTGCCTTGTGGCCCATGCACTACCAGAGCACTGCGCATTTTTGCGCCAGGATTCTGAATAGGATATGCCAACCACTTCAGAACCCACTGATATAACTCACGGTGGTTTTTTTCATTCTGACAAAGGTATTCAAGCAATGACAGCAGCGCTGTACATTTGCCCTCAGCTGGGTGTGTTGGCCAACCTCCCCACAGATTGCATACGATGTTCGGATCAGTACCTGCAGGATCAAAGCCAACCTGGTCAAGATAAAACGCACCCCTTTGTGCCCAGACAGGATGACGCTTCACATCATCACCTCTCATGCCTGCAGGCAGCAATGTAATCATCTGATCACGGTGCGCGATTTTATTCGTCCAGGTATCAAACAGATACTTGCCGGTACCATCATCCAAAGGCACAAATCTGGCCACGACATCATCAAGCGACATGACAGACACTGCTGCACGCCTTCCGCCTTCCCCGGCCCCCTGAGTTTTAGTGTCCGCGTCCAACTTGATGGACGAATCGCGCCATTTAAGCTCATCTAACTTCGCGTTAATCTGATTAGCCAGGATAAGGGGAACGCCTGAAATGACAGCTAAATCGTTAAAATCCGTGAGTTTTTTACCGTCTCGAATGTCCTGTCCGTCAATCATGAAGTCTGGCTTGATCCATGCTGAGTGTTCAATCTCAGCCGTGGCATTGACTGCAGCAGTCACTCCTGGATTATCATCCGTCAGATAATCATCGTCTGCACAAAACAGCAGCTTCAGTCTTGGGTTTTTTTTGCGCAGCAGCTTGCCAGCCTTGCCTAGATTATTTGCCGAAAATGTATAAGCTACAGACTGCCCGGTCGCCTCATGTAAGCTGGCAGCAGTCGCAAAACCTTCTGTCACCAGCAAAACACCAGCACGCATTACTGGCCCAATCACACCGAAAGTGCCGCCCATTGCCATACCAGATGGCCAAAATTCCTTGTCACGCTGTATTTTTTCGCGGCGCTTGTGGCCACGTGGATATATGAATTGAATGCCGCAGACATTACCAAGCTCATCATGCATCGGGATTACCAGTGCACCGATTGCCTGTGTAAGTCTGTAAAAATTAGATTCGTCCAGACCGGACAAAAGAATCTCACTAGTGTCAGTCAGCAACCTTGCGCCATGCGCCTGAATTTTTTTCCTAGATAGATATTCATGCTCAGTGCATGGTGTGCATTTATTCCAAACAGTAGCTGCCCAGCTTGCCGCCTGCTTTGCCTCAAGCTTTCGCTCATCAGCTAGTTTTTTTGCAGCCTCTTTTTGTGCTGCACGTATAGCACTGACTTCATCAAATGAAAGTTTTTGTCGATTTCCGTCCTGCTTTGGCAACTCGATTCTGGTGTTACCATCATTATTACCATGCCAGACACCAAAGTTTCCTACCAGGTATGTGTGACCAGACTTTGAAGTCCACTCACGCAGGCGAGTCCAACCCCTACGCTCACGATCCTCACCTTCAACTTTCCAGCGCTGAATCCTTCCATCCAGGATTAAAGGCTTATCCAGGATAAGACCGGCAATCTGTATCTGCGCTATCGCGTCATCATAGTTGCAAGCAATACTCATCTGAACACTCCATTCAGTGCCGCAGTGATTGCTCTTTCAATTTCAACCGGTAACTCTCTATTGATGCGCTCGATAACGCGTGACTGCACACGTTTTGTATTAAACATTTGACCGATGCCAATTGTCTGCACGGCACGGATAGGCAGTCTGTCTTTACCTGTCCTGACAAAAACCGTACGGCCATTGTTTGCAATGAATGCACCAGTGATGGTTTTTTTACCGCCCTGTTTTAACACCTGAAACTGCAGCTGATTTTGAGTGCCGTTTTTTTTGCGTCTGCGCGCCTCAGTTAAGCTCACCTTTTTTTCCAGAAAGCGAATCATGTTCAGAGATCCACCACGCCTGGACGTAGACACAGGCTCCAATGTTGCAAACCACTTCTCAAGCTTTCTCTCTGCGCGCCTCAGTTTTAGTGAACCACGAATCTCTGACGCTTTAAGATTAAACTCGCTGCCGATTGCTCGCGTCATTTCTGTGTTGGCTTTAGCTGCAACCTTATTGAGTGCCGCAGGAATAACCTTCATCTGTAAATCGGCAGATAGTGAATCGAGTTTTTTCTCAATTTCCTTGAAGTCAGTTCTGATATTGATCTGCATTTTTTACCTTTTTTATTTTTATCAGCTCAGTGTCAACTAAGCCAGAAACCCACAGCCTAGCGGTAATCCGCGATCGCTTCGACCCGTATGAGAGGATGCTAGGGAGTACCTTTGCATCTGGACTGTATTAGTTGACATTAGAAAAGCCTTATCTTTAAGTGTGGGGTATGGGGTTAAGCTTCAGGATTCCACCTCTGCCAATCATCACGGCAGAAGTTGTCACACCAGCGCTTGCCGTCACTCACAGGCTCACCACACTCAAGGCAATGTCCTGTAGGTTCAATGTGTGTTTTTAATTTACGCGCCTGAGATACTGCTATCTCTCTGTCTAACATTTCTCTATCACTGGCCTGGTCGAATTGATCAGTCATTTCATTACTCCGATGCCAAGTTACTTAAACGAGATACAAACATCGCAAGCCTGCATTGAACGTCCTCAGCCTCTGATTTAATTTTTGCAAGCTCAGTCAATGTAATACGTCCATCAGCCCAACTTGATTGAAACTCTTTGGTGAGCTCACCAAGTTCACGTATGATGTCCATGAATCCATCAAGCAACTCCATGTCACCAGCATCATCAAAGTGCGGCAATGGTATTGCGACATGATTGAGAGTGAATGCCATCGCATGCAGGATTCGATAGTCGCCGGTGATTGATTGCATCTTGACGCTTTCATCCAGGCGCAAATGATGTGACTCAGAGTTTGGATCCACTTTCTTATTTAAAACATTAGGACTCATTGGCGCCATGCGCTGCGCAAGTGCCGGAACTCCACCAGGAAAGTCATGTGCAGTATGGAATGCTGCATCTAAAACGTTGGTATCCATAACGACTCCATATCAATAACGGCGATTAAACAAATCAATATCCGTTTTTATATTTTTCTGTTCCGTAGAAACTAAAACCATCAATAAAAGATTGATGGCCATGCGTAAAAAAATTAAACCTATTCCAAAAAAGATCCCCGTTACCGGGAAAAGTAAACTGGGATTAAACCTAGTTGGAGACAGACCAGTTCTCTGGCATAGCTTGCATATAACCGTACAAACGCGGGGTAAATATTTTTTATTGATAGCAAAGAGGTCAATATGGTCATGATCAGGCTGCTATTCTTAAATGTTCTGGCATTCCATCATGTGGATGCGGATATAAATCAGGGCGTAACTCATGAGGAGTTACTTTCCACTCAGTAGCTTGTGAGACAGCAATTACTTTTTCCGATGGTGTTCTAGTTTTCAAATATTTTTGGACAGCTTGATAACTAACACCTATAGAAGATGCTAGTCGAGCTAGGCCCACTATTGATACTGCTCTTTGTAAGGAATTATCATGATTCATGACCTGATTTTACAACCGAAAATTGTATTAAGTCAACAACCAAATGTTGTAGCGTATAAATATAAAATACAAAATATGGCTACAAATGAGAAATTAGAGTTTTCAAAACGCATGAATATCGTTGCTGATATGCTTGGTG